GCATATACTCTGTAACTTGCAACGAAGTCATTTTCTCCAACAGCAGTAGCAAATGTAGTACCTGTATAACCATCGATTGAACAGTTAGCACATCCTTCAACAGGTTTTGAAGTATCAACTGATAAATAGATTACACCGTCAGCAGTACAAATATCATCATACTTACCACCTGGTCCTGTGTAAGTTCCTGGAGGGAAGTTAGTTTGAGCTTCGTTACCGTATTGAACGATACCTTTACCATACTTCTGTGTTACCACGTTAAAGTTATAGAAAGTACTACCACTACTTATTTCTAATGATGCTAAGAAATCCTCAGTATCTTGTTCGTTACCTGTAGGTCCGATTAATTTACCTTGACCTGCTGATGCGAATCCTGATAATGCAACTAAGACAGTTCTTTGATTACCTGTGTAAGCTTGTCCTCCAGTTGTTGGTGCAACCACTAATGATGAACCATCCCATATTACTGGTGTAGTACCTACTGTAAGACCTGAAAACGCCCCTTTAGAGTAATCGAATAACCCAGCTGGGTCTGAATTCGGTGCAGAACCTTCGTAAAATCTATCATAAAGGTTTTTACCACCATCATAGTTTTCTTCAGGACTTGCTGGTCCATTAGGTGCTCCGAAAGGTGCAACATGTGTTCCATCAGCATTTCTGTTCTGAATTTTAGGTACAAAGTAGAATAATTTACCGATTGGTAAGTTCATCGCTTGTACTGATACGATATCATTAGCTAATAATTTAGAGAATACTCTTCTAATGATAGGGAAGACTACTGTTTCAAATGAACCTGAGTTATCTGAAGCAGATGCTTCGTTAATTAAGTGAGACGCTTGGTTTTCATATAATTGTGCCATGTTCTCTTTTACGTGACCTTTAAGACCCTCTAGGAATCCTAATTTGTCCCATTTGTTGATTGTGTCTTCTTTGATAACTTTAAGGTGTTTTAACCCAATATTACCAACAAGACCTGATTCTAATAATGCTCCCATTTTAGTATTTGTTTTTTTTAAATTTTATTTTTGAAGTTTACCCATTAAATCCTTCATTCTCATGAACTGAGGATTTTCGTAAGTTTTACTTTCGATAAGATTTGTAGCGGAACCTTTAGATGGTGATTTCTGTACTTTAGATGCAACTGATTCAGTTACAACTGCAGAACTTCCTTTCGCGTCTAAATCTTCTTTTACAGTCTTATAAAGACTTTTTGATTCCTTGATTGTTTCAGCAGAATCAAAACGTCTTAAAATGTTTATTTTTTCTTGTTTTGTTGTCGAATGCTCAGTAAACAGTCGAGTAGCGTATGCTAGATTTGAATTGAAAACAGCAACTTCATTAAGTTTTTCTTTAAAGATGTTAAGTGCCTTACGGTACTCTTCATTTTTTTCTCTTAATTGTTTTACTTCTTTCTCAAGTGATTCATTGTACCTTGCTCTATTAGGAATAGAATGTGGTTTTGGAAGTCCTTTAGATTTATCAGAAGATGCTTTCTGTCCAGCAGCGTGACTTCTCACCATACCTTCTTTAGCCTCTTCGTAATCTTTGTGTGATTTTGAATCATCACCTTTTTTACCTCCGAACTCTTCATTAGATTCTTCATAATCCTTGTGAGATTTTGAATCGTCTCCTTTTTTACCACCATACTCTTCGTAATGTTCCTCTTTGTGATGTTCTTCAGCATCGTGGTGTGCGTCTTTTTCCAACTTCTCAATTTGTGAGTAGTCGTCTTCAGCTGCGTCACCATAATAGTTTCCGTCATCCTCTCCGAGTTCAATTTCATAAACTACTTCGTCTCCTTCGTTAGATTCTTCATAATCCTTGTGAGATTTTGAATCATCACCTTTCTTACCTCCGTATTCTTCATTTGATTCTTCATAATCCTTGTGAGATTTTGAATCATCGCCTTTCTTACCTCCGTATTCTTCGTTAGATTCTTCGTAGTCCTTATGAGATTTAGAGTCGTCACCTTTCTTACCTCCGAATTCCTCCATTTGAATTTGATATTCAACATCAGCCTCATCATCTTTAAGTGTGATTTCGTCACCGTCTTGTGTAACAACGATTCCGTCTTCTTCACCCATAGCTTTAAAGACCTTAAGGATTTCTTCGTCAGATGCACCTGTAAGGTCGAGTGGTAAAAGAATTTCTTCTTCGTCATCCACTTCTAACTCATCACCTGGTAAATCCATCATAAGCATATCATCAGTATCAATTTCCATATCATCCTCATCCTCATCGGATTCGTCTTCAATGTCCATGTCAACATCTAGTTCCATGTCGTCTTCAATGTCAAGTTCGTCTTGTTCTTTTGTTTCGTGCTTTACAGATTTCTCCATATCGTCACCTTCTTCCATTTTTTCACCTTCCATTGCTTCAACAGACACTTCGTCTTCAATCTCTTCTTCATTTAGAGATTCTTTTACTAATTCACTGATTTCTTCCTTCATAGTAGAAGCAAGTATTCCTTTTGCATTCTCCGTAACGGCTTCCTTCAAATTTTCCATTTGTAGTAGCGCTTCTTCAACTAAGTTTTGTTTTTTTTGTGCCATTTTAGTTATTTTTTTGCAAAATGTTTATTTATAGTTTTTATAATAAATATACACGAATTAAAAAAAAATCACTTTATAAAACAATAGGCAAAAAAAAATCGGGGTTTACCCGATTTTAATTTTATAATATGTATGTGAAGTATTACTCGATTACTTCATCAATTTTACTTTCGACACATGCAGATATTCTCCAATCGTGAGTAAAACCTTCAAAGGCTTTAGTAACTTTCGCCTCAACATCTGTTACGTTAAAACCTTTAACTAATTTTTCTTCTCTGATTTTTTTAATCTTACCTGAATGCTCGTCTGGCATATCATACTGAATTTTTGCTACAAAATACTTTTCTTCCATTTTATTTTTTTTTCTTAGTTTTAATTAATATCCTAAATAATCGGTTAATTTTTTCATTAAGTCAAGTGATTTGTCTAAACCTTTTTCAGGTTCACCATTTACACTTCTTTGTTTTGTCTCTTCTTCAATGTTCTCATCGTACTTCATTCTATCATCTTGATTAAGGAACAAGTAAGCTCCTGGTGTTGATGGTGAGGATACTAAATCAAAACAAATTAATTCAAAATCGTCCTGTACTTCATTTCTTTCTCCTTTTTTAACTAAAGAACCTACACCACGAGATGATACCCCCATAGTGACTCCCTGTCTCATAAGATTCGCTGCTTGGTCTCCTGGACATGATACAACACCTGTTTTATGAAAACCTGGCGATGTCAATAATTTTATTTTACCCATTAGAACATTACCTTCCCACCACATATCAGTTATTAAGTGTGATACACGGTCTAAATCGATAAGTGATGATTCAGGGTGATTAAGTTCTGATATCGATAATCCTTTCTTTATTGCCTCTTGGTATTTTTCACCTTCTCTCCTTAATATTGGTTCAGGATATATTCTACCATTTCTATTTGGTGTGTCGTATTTTTGTAATACTGCGTAAAACTCAAAAGGTTTAGAATGGTCTAATTGACCATATGATTCTTTTATAATGTCGGCGTTACGTTTATCGTGTGGGTTTATAAATCCGGCATCCCACTCAATTAAAATCCCTTTACCCGTATCATTTGGTCCTAATATTTTCATATCTTTTTATTTTATAAATATGTTATATTCCTAAATGAACATCCCATTCATTTGTTTTAATCGGTGTTACCCTTAATAATTTATTTATTTCGTCACTAATAAACATTTTATATTTATATGCTAACTCACTGTCATCACCTTCTCCTGACCAAAAAACGTAATTGTTTGCAAATTGAGTTACATCTTGCCCTTCATACGTTACTTTACCAATATTAACATGAATGGTAATGTCTTCATCTTCTACACTACCTTCCATAAAAACTTGGTCTGGTGTAATAGTCGAATCTTTCCACCCATATTCATATGAAAACTTATTAGGGTCTATCAAATTATTAAGATTATCTAAAAGTGTATTTGATTCAAATAATCTTAGTAATTGATTTTCTGTGATAATAACTTTCATTTACTCGTTTTACTATAAATAGTTTAAACTGACTGTTTTTTAGTTTTGTGTAGTATAAAATATTTTGATTTCATTAATGGATAACCATATAATGTATTAACTATTTGTTTTATTCTGTCTCTAAGTATCAATGATTTAAAGTCTATTTGTTCTTTTACAAATAATGTTACCTCTAAATTCATAAAACTTCTTTTACCTAATTGTATACCACTACTTCTTAAATCTAAATCAACAATGTTATGTTTTTCAAATAATAACGGGTCCACCGATTCTAATAAGTGATGTTTAATATCCCTCTCCAACATACCTGTCGTTCTAACCCAATTATGGGATGTCATTGTTGGTTCCACCCAACTTTGTATGAGAATATAAACTGATTTTAATTTTTTTGCATCTACTGTTCCATAACTACATTTCG